ATCAGTAAAATATACTACTGTTTCACAACCTCTTCTTAATCTATATGTTGCATCTATCTGATATTCAATACTAAATCCTAAACATTCAGAATTTACTATTTGAATGTACTCACAATTCTTTACTGTACCTATTTCACTATTAGTTCCATTAGTACTAAAGATAACTATCTCATTATCTTTAGTATAAACTTTACCTATTCTAAAATATCCATTAGGAAGAGTGTAACATTCCTCATTTCCTTTTTCATTAGATAACATAGTTCTGTTACCCTCACTTGTTTCATTGACAGCATTAAGTGCATATCTATATGATTCTTTAGGTTGGTCAACAGGATTAACATCCTGCATCATACCTTTATGTGGTCTATTTACGTTGTTATCCATTAGATATAAGAATTATAATATCCTCTAAAATAGTTTCTAAAGTCAGGGTCATTAAATTTACGAGATTCTGGTCTAGACATTTTACCAAAGAATCCATAGTACCTATTCATACGAGGTAACATATATTGTCTTTGTTCAAGAATGTTCTGCCATTGGTCAACACCTTTAGGCATCATAGCTCTATTACGAGCTTGTTTACAATACCAATGCCAATCCTGTTCTGCCTTTTGTAGTTTACCTACTGACCCATCTCTATTGGTATAAAACTCTCTTTCCATTAACTTCATTACTACATATTTAGTAATAGCAGTTGTGTAAGCATAATGGTCAGGTATCATTGGGTAACCTTGGTCATCAACAACTTGTCTTACATGAGATAATACTATCTGACCTTTCTCAAAAGAAAATCTAATAGTATCTCCATTTATAATAGTGTATTCATCAAATACTCCTGAACCTGCATTATATAATTTATCCTGGTCAGGATTAGAACATACAAGTGAATTAAAAAATGTATGGTTAGCAAGTCTTATAACTGAAAAACATTTGTTGTACAAATAAGATGAAGCATAATATCCTACCTCATCTCTTAAATCAAAATATGGTCTATAATATGCTAAGTCATATTCTTGTAATGGTTTTCCATCACAATCAATAGGTACAGGTATAGCTGCAGGAAGTGGTGCTAAAGATGAAACTTCTTCAGATAAGTTAAGTACATCAGATGGACAAAGACCACATTCTCTTATATCATCCCAACATATATTTCTTACTACCTGTACAATAGCATGAAGTCCATTAGGAAGAGAAGCCTGATGATTTCTTACTTCTATAAATGCAACTGCTTCTTCATAAAGAGTAATAGCACCAATAGCTTCTAAAGCTTCAGCAGTCCATTCAATAACATCTGATTCATTTATATTTTCTAATGAACCAAAATCTCTTCTAAGTTTACCAAGTATTCTATTTACAGATACATAGGGTGTAACTTCATTACTCATAATTTACGTTCTTTTAAAGCTTTTAATGATTTAGTATGTAAAGCATCTCTTCCTTCAAGTATTAGATATTCAGTTCCATTTATTATTCTTTTAGCCAACTCTCTTTTACTTTCTCTATTAGGACAATAAGTATAAAAATATTTATTACCTAATGTTACTGCTGTTCTTGACCACATAAATCTATATCCTATACCATCACTATGCTCATTAAAATTATATATTTTCTTTTGTTGTAGTTTAGATTTCTCACAGGATTCCCATAACTTTTTAGTTTCTGTCCAGTTAATTGATAACCCTGATATTCCCCAATCAGTAACTTTTATATTTCTTTTTTTACCTACTACTTGTACTGCCCCAAGTTTGCCTGGCAAATAAACTGTTTCACCTTTTAAGATAGATTCCATTATAAAATCATTGAATCCATTTAACAATTTAAGATATTCAGGCTTAGTAAGTTTTCTTTTAAATTCTGATTTCTTAAAATAATTCTTGTATGCTGTCTGTATTGATTCTAATACCTTTCCTTTACTCATTGTTACTTAGTTGTTTGTTCTGGATTATCTTTTGTATTATTAGATGAATCTTCTTGTGCTTGATTAAACATAGCTATAAGTTCTTGAGTACTTAATTCAATAGCTGCATCTAACATTGAGTTATCTAAATGAAACTCTTTATCAAATACAGATTCACAAGAATCTACTACAGGACAATACATTGGATAAGTATATCCTTCTATTGGGTCTTCTAATAGTATTTCTATTCTAATTACTTCTGCATCATTCTTTGCAGTAACATAAAGATACTCACCTGAAATAAAATAATCAGGTTTATGAGAAGTATATTTATCAAACTGTTTATACTTTTTATCTTGCCAGGTTAGTTCAGAATACACTACATTACCATCTAAAGATGTAACACTTTTAATAATGTGTCCACTTATACCTGATATTGGTTTAGGAAGTGGATATTTAGTTTTAAATATACAACATCCAAGAGGAGGAATACAAGGACATTCTGATATAGGTGCTTTTACAAGTTCTACACAAGGCAATACCTGATAGTTAATACTTGCAATGAATTGTCTTTTATTTACTTTTTCATAAAGTAATCTTCCTCTAGTAGATTTAAGTTTGCTGTAAATATGTCTTGAACTTAATCTGCTATCATCAGATTTAACACCTTTAGAATATAAAGCTTGTATTCTTTGTATGACTTCTTTAATTAACATTGTTGTAAGTAATCTTTTAATATAGTAGTAAAATCATTACAATTTCTCAGTTCATAAGTTCCATCTGTTCTTAACCAAATTATTAGTCTTTGTTTAGCATACAATTCTATTTCTTCTAAGAGTATTTGATAATAACTCAATTGAATTTGATACTTACAATAAGGAGTATTTGGAGTATAACTAAATGGTTCTAAAAGATAACCATACTGTTTATCTAAATCATAATTAGTTTTGTAATCAGCAATAACTATTTCTCCAAGTTCATTATCCCATAACAATAAATCTGATGTACCAGCGTAATTATACTTTTCAGAATACATTTTAAGTTCAGTAGTTAATACTGTATATTTACCTGATAATATATTCTCATGTATAAATTTCTTAACAGCTTCTTCTTGTCTGCAATTTGGAATTAACTCATTATCAACAATATAGTTTTCTGCAAACAAGTGCACTTTAGTTCCTTGGTGTGCTGCTTTTTCTCTTTTGTTTTTCCACTCTAAAAGTATCTCACTTGGTTTAACTTGTAACTTTCTTGCTGTATTTCCTGCAGCTTCTTTTTCATTAAAATCAGGAGTATGTTGTTTAATCATTCCTGTTGTAGAAGTAAGCAATTTATTTTTTACTTTGTACAAGTGTCTTCCTTCTTCAAATTCTAAATCTAAAAATGCATTTTGCAATTTAAATTGAACATCGTTTAAGTTTAACATAAAAAGATATTTGTTAATTTTAACAAATATCTTAATTTTTATTCATAGTTTCAACTTAATCTTAATTATTCTTTTCTAATCTTTCAACTAATGTAAGTAACTTTTTCATTAATGCTGTATTGTTTTCTATAACGTGATTATTAGAACTAACTGTATCTAATAATGTTTTTCTGTCTTCTGAAACATATTTTAAAAGTTGGTCTTCTATTTCTTTTAAACGAGTTTCATTCTTTTTATGAAGAACAAAAAACTGTTTACCCATAAAGTAAATAATACCAATCATAATAATAGCAAATACACCTAGTATGCCATAGTTAGTTAAATAGCTTATCTCTTGGGGTACTTGTAACAATAAGGATTTCATTTAGTTTTGAAATTTATTATGTGATTTAAACTCAACTACCGGCAAATGCTTTACCCACCAACAGTCTATATTTTTGTTTTCAAATATTTGGTGCAATGGCAAAATCCAATTTTCTTCTGCATCTAATACAGGAGTAAATGGCTTATATTCATCGTAAAACTTATCAGACAAATATAATCTTTCTTCTTCATCTAATATACCGCCTAACATAATTAAAATTTTTATTATGGATGTAATGGAGGTTCAGGTTTAGGTATATATTCAATCAAAGGCAAATCTTTGACCCATTGGAACTCAGGAGTTACACATTGGTCAATCTCTTCAACTGAAATTATCCAATCGTCATTTGCATCCTGTATTGGGTTGAAATAGCTGTCTTCATCATATAATTGACCGACAAGGTCATTTTTTTGTGATTCTGTTAAAAGTCCTACGTATATCATACTTGTCTACCTAAAGTTGTTTGGAATGTTTGTATAGCTGTATAATAATTTGTCATTTCAGACGATAACAAAGGTTCACCATAAAATGCAAATGCCATTTGTTGTGTGCTAAAATTAGTAATACTGCCTAAATCATTATATGCACCAAGTGAAAATGTATTTACAGTTTCAGGACTTGAACTGCTTGCAGTTGTAGAACCAACTAAAATTGTTGAATTATTATTTACATACCATTGTGTTGCTGTACTTCTTGAATGACCAATTAAACCTGTAACCCCACTAATATTTTCAGTCCTA